TTTCACCTTTAACATAAGATTGATTTACATATCCAATAGAACCTAGTGTAGTTCTGATACTACCAGCAACACCAGCATTACCTTTATTACCTATACCAACAGGCCAAGCAACTGACTTACCTGTTCCCAGTTTCCACTTCTTACTGAATGCTTTCATTGAGTTGGTGAATGAAGCAGTAGTGCCAGAACCATCAGACCTGTATACCCAAGTCATTGCATGGTCTTCACATCCAACCTGTGACCAGTTGTTTATCTCACCTATAGCAACCTGCACTGCTTGCTCTTGGGTAAGTTTAAGATCACAACCAGGCATATTATAACCAAAAGCAATTGTGCCTCCTGTCATAGGTATCTGAACCATACCTCTTTTTGCTTTTGCTATATCACCTTGCTTCATAGGATCATCAGATGCTCCGAAGTCCACTGTCTCATCAAGAAATGATTTTCTACCTGAACCAGAACCTACTGCCTGATAATTTACTCTATGCCCTCCTTGTTTTGCAAAGTCGGCAAACCATCTTTGATAGATCTTAGATGGGAATGATGCACCTGCTCCTGATAATCTTGTTCGTGCTTCTGCACAACCAGGTAATGTTAATGCAGCAAGTGCTGCTAGTCCGATAAGCCTTTTCATTAGGATCCGCTATCGTGGCATAAGTATATATTATATTTTATCATAAAAAAAGACCCCCTGCAATGCAGAGGGTCCGATCCATCTCGAACTGCTAATATTTAGAGTTCTTCTGTTGTTACTGGTTCAGTAACTGTGTCCTTTCAGAAAAGGAACTTAGCACCGATTTTACCACCGAAGTCTACGATGTCATCGCCAGTAGAATCTTCGTTAGAAATACCAGAAACCTCACCATAAACAGATAGGTCATCGCTAACTGCTACAGAAGCACCAACTTTACCAGAGAATTCTGTCTCTGTATCGTCAGCAGCTTCAGAGTGAACGAATGCAGGACCACCTTGGATGTAGTAAGCAACCTTACCTTCTGAAGTTGAACCTTCAAAACCGATAGCAAGGTCTGTAGTAGCACCTGTATAATCTCCATCAGGATATGATGCGTTAGATTCTAGGTTCACGTAAGGACCAGCAAAAGCAGCTGAAGAAAGTACGAAAGGTGCAGCGAATATAGCTGCGATTGTTGATTTAATAGACATGATTGTTATTAGTATCTCGCACGGGCATTAAAAAACCCTGCGGATGATAGCACCCCCGACAAGGGTACTGTTTGCATCTACACAGGGGTACGATCTTTTCGATTCCTTTGTATCTGATATTATTTATAATACCAGATTATTAAAGAGGTGTCAATATATGACAGTCACTTATGTGGTTGTCACTCTTGCTTCTGTTTTGCTTGAGAATTTTCTGTTATCCTACCCAAATAAGGATCATAGTTCATTTGTTCTGCAACGCTCATACTTGCTCCTGCCTGTGACCAGTATCCCCAAAGTGCTTCATGATTACCTTTATGAAAGACATCCACATGCTCTGGATGAATACTTGAACCCAACTCTACCTTATACATGAACAAAGGAATAGCAAATGTATTACCTGAATTATAAACTAAATCATCTGCAACAGGTCTAGGTTTAACACCTTGATCCAACTTATACTTTTGCTTACCAGTATAGCCACCTCTACAATGCAACCTTACTAACTTCTCTGCATGATGTCTAGTAATTGCATAGCAAGCAGTAGAGAAATCATTTACAAATCTCTTATGAAGTCTTACATGCAAATCTCCTGTGCATATGATAGCCATCTGAACCACATCCCAATCATATGGAAAGTGTGCATATAAGTCTGCCCAAGTAAAATTCCAATACTTAACCAATTCTAAATCGCAATCATCTTCCATCATGATTGCATAAGGAGCATCACTAGTATCCAAGAAATGCTTCATTGCTTTAAGATGTGATGTAGTGCATCCTATCTCACCTGACGACATCATTTCTGGATACCGTCCTTGTATAATATCACTTAAATCATCTTCCCTACCATCATAAGCAGAGATACGAGTATAGTCTTTTACTTCCCAATACTTAAATTGGTTCTCCATGAACTCCCATCTTTCAGGTTGCCCATCCAAATTAATACAATAAATGGGTCCAATACCCCCAAGTTTATATGCAGATTTATTCTTATCCATTAAGTCTTGTATTTCCATAGTGAACTACATCGCATCCATTGATAGGTGGGCATTTTCTCCAAGGATCTATGATAACAGAACCCTCTGGGAATATATCTTTCTGTTGCTTCTCTGGATCAGGATCTAAGCAACCCAAGAAAGTAGTAGCAGGATCATGTGCTAATAGATATGCAGCAGCACCTAGATCTTCAGGTGGTTTGTCACCAGTATAATCATCATCATAGAAAACACTAACTCCAAACTTTTCAACATAATGTCCTACAAGAAGACTATATGATCCTGCAACGTATTCTACATGAGGTTTGTATGCTTTACCTACAATTACTACAGGCAACCCTGTTCTAACCAATCTCTCAGCAAGATTACGTGCCTGCACTTCTCTTGCTTCCATAATAGAATCAAAGAGATCATACCCTAACTTAAGGTTCTCTGACATCCAACGTAGAGCAATGTTATCTCTAGGGTGACAAGCACCACCATCACCCATACCTGCCTTCATGTAACGTGGTCCCATGATTCTTTGATCAGAATCCTTAAGAGCATTGGTTACAACATCCACATTAATATTACCCTGACGTTCTGCAACATCCTGAATCATATTGACTAGACTGATCTTGGCAGATATGAATGTGTTATAGAAGATCTTTATACATTCACATTCATCCCATGTTCCTACCACATTACGAGGACTATTCTCCATCATGGGTGTATAGAAATCAATCAACTCTTTTGCATCACCAGTCTCTGATCCATCTTCAGTTCCGATCATGAGCATCTCTGGGTTAGTGAAGTCCCATGCCACTGTACCCATCGCAATTAAGTAAGGGTTATAAACGAACCTTGCATTGGTTATAAGTGGTTCTAACTCCCTCCTAGTGGTTCCTGGTAGAACAGTAGAGATTAATACAACTAACTGCTTTCTATTAGAGAACTTATTTACTTCCGCTAGAATACCTTTAACAATACTATAATCAAAGTCCTTATTAGGAAGATGTGCCGTTGGTTCTCTTCCATCATACTTTGGATCGTGTGGAGTAGGAGCAGCAACAAAGATTATATCAGCATACTCAACTGCATCCTTCATGGTATCAACCATAGGAAAGTTCTTTGGACTCCGTGGGGCAACATCATATCCTACAAGAGGATAAGTCTCTGCCATAACTTCTGCACAGGCTTGACCTAACTTGCCTACACCGATCATTGCAACTTTAGTCATGATAATTTCTCCAATTTAAATGTAGGAATAGGTTCCATTTTGTGTTTGTTTTTTCTATTAAACTCATCCAATATATCCAGTGCTGGTCCTCTTCTATGCTCCATTGCTTCTTCTAACTGCTCATAGGATGCTCCGATCTGATCTTCATCCTTTCTATCATCATCCCACAAACCGTCTGTTGGAAGGGCATCAATGATACGCTCATCAACTCCTAATCGTTTCCCCAGTTCCCAAACTTCCGTTTTATATAGATCAGCAATAGGAGCAATGTCAACGCCACCGTCACCATACTTAGTATAAAAACCAATTCCATAATCTTCGATCTTGTTTCCTGTTCCTACTACAATACCACCCATCGCTCCAGCAATCTGATAAAGAGTTACCATACGTAGACGGGACTTTGTATTTGCATTTGCCAAAGGATTAATAGTAAATCCTTCATAAACAGTATCCATGAATGCATCATATGTTTTGGACAAATCAACATTAACTATGGTTACGTTAGGATACTTTTCAACTAATTGATAAGCATGTAAATCCGACAATTCAGTATTCCCTTCTTTAGAATGAAGAGGCATTGTCAGGATATAAGTAGGCAGTCCTGTTTCAGCACAAAGGGTAGAAACAACTGCGGAATCAATTCCACCAGATACTCCTACTACAAAGGATTTGATAGAATGAAAGTAGTAATAATCTTTCAACCATCTATCAATATCAAATTTTAATTTCTCGTAATCTTTGATACGATTCATACGATTAATCTATGTGCTCAAATTCTAGCACAAGAATATAGTTTTATCAAGAAGGTTTGGAAACCCAGTCAGAATCTTCGTAATATTCTCTATACTGATGAACTACAGGATGATCTGAAGTATACCATTGAGGGTTACGAAGACACTCTGTAATCTCACTAGTGTAAACTTCTTCCTCTCCTACCAGTGCAAAGACTAATGGAAATAGAAGATCAAATACACCTGGATTATAATGATGTTCTGTCAACTTATCAAGTAGATCAAAATTCTCTCTATAAACTTTCAGTGCTTTCAAGAATGTTTCAGTATGGAATATAACAGGAACAGCACCCCATCTAACCACAGGGATAGCACCTTCAATCTCCCCTAGAAGACCATTCATACCCATGAACATATCCAAACACTCTTCACTTAACCATGCATAGTTTACTCTTGACCCTAGAAGTTTAGCACCTTTAGGATAACTAACCTTACCACGAATCAATACGTCAGGTTCTGTAACACAAGTCCATTCAGGATTGCCACAGAACTTAATACCACGTTCTACTCTATCAAGTGTTGCAGCAATACCTTTCTTAATAGCAGCTTGCATTTCAGGTTGCTTATAAGTTTGAGGATTGATGTGCTTCAGTATAGAAAGAGTATCATCTTCCATTGTAGTTTCAATATTCTCATCCTGTAGGAAAGAGTAATCCAAACCACCATCAGATACACAGTATAGTTTTGAGTCAGGATATACTTCTCTAATCCTTTCTACTGAATGCACAAATGCTGCCTTCTGCTTGAACACACAGTTGTAAACAAAACCAATGTCTTCAATAGGAATCATCTCTTCAGTAGAGTTCCTTTCTACTCTTGGATCAAAGTCCAAATCTAATTCATAACGACCTAGTTCAACTTTCATTTGTAGTTTCCAATAATGGTTTCCATAGCAGGTATATAATAATTTTTTACAACCTCTGTCCAATCAAATGTCTTTGCATAATCTAGAATCTCTTGACGATGATTGATAGAATAGAACTTATTCTGTAGGATTTCATTCTCTACAAACTCAATATCAGATATTTTATCTTCTGGTATAACAGAGATGAAATCTTTACTAGTGTCAAGATTAGCAGCAGCCCACTGACTAACTACCACTCCTAGACCAGCAGCAAATGCTTCTAAACATACAAGAGGATGTGCTTCACCATCAGATAATAGCACAAGATTACCATACTTTGTCAAGTCATTATATAATGTTTCCTTTGACCACTCACCGAGATAATTATTACTTGTATCAAATCTAGGGTCAGCAGTATTACCTGCATAATATAGGTTCCTTATTGACTGGAACATATGTTGCCTCTTTCTATAATCAATCTTAGCAAGGTAGATACTATCAGATAATCTTTCAGGAATAGTCTCTACTCTAAACTTACCTACATTAACACCATTAGGAGTTACAAAAAGATTTTCATGAGGAATGCCTAAATTTATAAGATAAGTATCAGCAATACCATCTGACAAACAGAATACATTTGGTTTTATCTTACCAAATGGTTTGGCAATCCGTTCCCCATAATAGTCCCATTTATTAGTCTGTTCAAGATATCCAAAGTGACTTGTAATAGCACGAGGATATTGGATATAAGGATAGAGTTCAATAAAATCATCATACTGTATATGAACAAAGTCTGGTCTAAACTTGTTTACTTGAGATAAAATCTCAACAGGACTTTGAGTATTAACAATGTCAACCTCATGTCCTAATTTTTCTAATGCTAGTTTCTGATCCCATATTAGAATCTCTACTGCTCCCCACCCTGTAGGAGGGATAGGCATAATACCTGGTCCGACTATTGATACTTTCATCCTAATTCGTGAAAAAGTGCCATGTGTTTTTGATTGGTTCTCTCATAAAGAGAAAACTCATCAGGATACTTCTTAATAAGGTATCCCAATGCTATCTGTTCATTATTAATAGTGTTGTTTGCAATCATATCATTCATCAGAACATCGTGAACCATATCACATACTCTGAATAATGACTTCTTATGACCACCAAACATAGATCCTAACACATAAGACCTATTATCGTAAAGATAATCAGTGCTTAATGTCTTTGCATTCGCAAGATCAGTATAGTATTCTGTGTTCATCTGAAGCAAAAAACTATCTCCCATATCATCTAATGCTTTCTTTGCTTCTTCACTAGGATAGTTCTGTGTTAGATCATAGTCCTCAAAGAATCTTGAACCACCAGCATCTAACCAAAAGAAATAATCAGACCCATGTGGATTCATTGCTGCTGCTTGTGTAAGCCAAGGAAATTTAGAATACTGAATGATAGGATACATTGCTTGCTTACATTCTATTCTTTCAGGATCTGCCATATCCTTTTTATACTGATCTGAATCTAATATCTCCTGTATCTGATCCTTCAATCCATAATAAGGTATATCTTCTACAGTCTGATACAGAGTTTGAGTTTTTAGATACTCATTATCACTGAACATATCTCCTCTTCTCTCATCAATATACTCTTGCATGTCCCTGTTGACAAACAAGACCATAGGAACTCTCAACTTAAGAGTGATCTCAAACCACTTAAGATACTCTTCCCATTTACGACCATCAACTCTATTGATATCAAAGAGTGCAGAAACAAATGTTACTTTCATTAGACGCAATTCTCCAAGAACCACTGATAAGACTTCTCAAGTCCTTCTCTTAATTTATGCTTTGGTTTCCAACCTAGTGCAGAGATTTTAGAATAGTCTAGTGGTCTCTTTGGTGTTCCATTTGGTTTAGTTGTGTCCCAAACTATCTCACCTTTATACCCCGTTACAGAAGCAATAGTTTCAGCAAGTTCTTTGATAGATACATCCTCACCCGAACCAACATTAATTAACTCTGCATTCTCATAATTATTCATAGCAAATACACAAGCATCTGCTATATCATCAGAATACATAAACTCTCTCATAGGAGTTCCGTCACCCCAACACTCAACAGTATCTCCCTTTGCTTCATGGAATCTTCTGATCATACCAGGAATCACATGACTGTTCTCTGGATGGAAGTTATCTCCCATACCATATAGATTACAAGGCATAATAGATACACCCTTAAATCCATACTGCTTATTATACATCTTCAACATCTCAATGCCGTGTATCTTTGCAACAGCATATCCTTCATTAGTAGGTTCCAACTCACCACACAGTAGAGACTCCTCTTTCACAGGTGTAGGTGCATACTTTGGATAGATACAAACCGATCCCAAAAAGCAGAACTTCTTAACAAAATACTTGTAAGCATAATGAATCAGGTTAGTCTGAATCATTGTGTTCTGATAGATAAACTCTGCTGAATAAGTATCGTTTGCTTTGATACCACCTACTTTAGCAGCAGCATCAAAAACATAATCAATCCTATTCTTTTCAAAGAGATCTTTGACCTGATTAGGATCTATTAAATCACACTCTTGCCTAGTAGCAGTAATAATATTATTATGTCCCTGCTCTTTAAGTTTACGAACAATTGCAGAACCTACAAGACCTTTGTGTCCTGCAACGAAGATAGTAGCATTCTTTTCCATAATCAATCCCTCGTATTTTCTAAATCATATTTACACATCTCTTCCACCAATTGAGTGAAAGAATAGTTGTGTTTCCACCCCAATGTTTCTTTTGCTTTAGTGCAATCACCCACCAAAGAATCTACTTCAGCAGGTCTATAAAACTCTGGGTTAATCTTAACTAGCACTTCTCCTGTGCCATAGTCTTTAGCAACTTCTTTTAATCCTTCTCCAACCCATTCTATACTATATCCCATATAATCAAAAGCCGCATCAACAAACTCTCTTACAGTATGTTGTTGACCTGTTGCAATAACAAAATCTTCTGGTTCTTCTTGCTGTAGCATCAACCACATTGCTTCTACATAATCTTTTGCATGACCCCAATCCCTCTTGGCATCTAGATTACCTAGTTCTAATGGGAGTATTCTCTTACCATTTCTAATCTCTGCAAGAGTCTTTGTAATCTTACGAGTTACAAATGTCTCACCTCTGCGTGGAGACTCATGGTTGAATAGAATACCACTACAAGCAAACATACCATATGCTTCACGGTAGTTCTTGGTGATCCAGTGTGCATATAACTTTGCTACACCATAAGGAGAACGTGGATAGAAAGGTGTATCTTCTCTCTGTGGTATTGACTGCACCTCACCAAACATCTCTGACGTTGCTGCCTGATAAAATCTAGTAGTTTTTTCCATACCTAGAAGTTTAATAGTCTCAAGGATACGAAGAGTTCCTAGACCATTAGCATCAGCAGTATATAAAGCATTAGAAAATGATACCTTTACATGACTCTGTGCTGCTAGATTGTATATCTCATCTGGTTGAACCTCTTTAATCAATTCAGCAAGACAAGCAAAGTCCGTCATATCACCATAGTGTAATGTGATAGACGGAAGCTTGAGTAAATGATTGATCCTATCTGTTCCATCTGATGTGGAGTTTCTACGAATCAATCCATGCACTCTATAGTTCTTTTCTAATAAAAATTCGGCAAGATAAGAACCATCTTGTCCTGTGATACCTGTAATAAGGGCAGTCTTCATTCACCTTCCTCAAAGATCTTAAGAACCGAACTACAACGATTGATGTATGTATGGTTCTCTTTTACGTATTGCATACCTTTACGTATCATATCATAGTTTTCTCTATTTGCCATCCCCTCATGAAACAATGCAGCAGGATCTTCATTGTAAATACAGTTCCCATCCATCTCTTGATAGATTTGTTCTGAATTAGTCATACCCAAGTGACCATAACTTATATTCTTAAAGACTCTACACGTTACCAATCTCTGTCTTACATGTTCTTTACTGCGAATATCGACACCAAGAATAGATTTCTGTGCCTGTTTCTGAACTTCATCGAATGATAGTGGATTCGACCATACATCATTACAATGAAAGTCTATACCATTCTCTGAACACTGTTGTATAAAGGGTTCCCAGTTAGACCAGTTCTCACATACACCATGAGGGGAGATAGTTCCACAGAAGTATATGGCATTCTCTCTTTCCATATACATATCATCAAAGTTTATCTGCTCTGGTAGTAGATTACTTGCCCAACTAATATACATCTTATCATAGTCAGGTATCTCTACATCAATATAATCATTCTTCAACTTAATTAATTCATTAGTCTTGGGTTCAAACCATACACTTGGTCCCATACTCTGACACTTACTCTCATCAAAAGACCACTCAATAATATGATCCTTAAAATTAGTAGCAGTTAGTTTTACATCAACAAGTCTCTTTGCACCATCATACTTCCTTGGGTCAGGAAGATACATGATGAAGTATGTGCTGCTATCATTGATAGGTATCTTCTTATCAGCAAATCCTTCACCTATGAATAAGGTATTAGTAAAATCAAAGTCCTCTGGATAGTCATCATCATGAAACCAATATACCTCATGACCTAAACTTTTAAACCCATCATAGTATCCTTGATGGACATATGAATGGGTGTGTGAATGTAGGGGATGACCCCAGATAACAATTTTCATAACCTTGGTACGGTAAGAGCAAAGGGATGTTTCTGTATCTCTATACCCATTTGGTGTAGAGCTTGAGCATGTAATGTTTCATTGTCCCATGCTCCTTCATTATTATACTTAGTCAAATCAAATATTCTTTGGAACATAGGAAATACACCCATGAATACATCCATTATATCAGACCCACCAAACCCAAACCAGTCATTGATGTGACTATCAAACCCACAGGTATGTGCCATGCAATTAAAAGCATGAGGCGAATAATCTTCTAGGTTGATTTGATTATGAATCTGCACATCTGGTCTGAACTTAAACACCCAATCATACTTAAACTTATTATTATACTCATAGAGTGACTTCAACTTACATGCTTCACTCTGACTATAGAAATTAGATAGCGTTCTGTCTATCTGTCTTGGCATATAATCTGGTTCATTATTACCACCACCCCAATACTTATTCAAAGGTATATCAAATCCTTCTTCCATGTAAGGATCATAGAAGTGAACACTAGGTTCTGCTTTAATATCAACTGGTTTATAGTGACGGATAAAATCATCAACAGCAGTCTTGGGTATTCTATAACCTTCCCATCCACCGTCTCCACCATACTTAAAGGTTTCATTATGAAGTTCATCACAGAACCATAGATGTGCAAAGACATCTACCTGCTGATCCTTGAATACATTTTGTAGTATGCTAGGAGCACATTCATTAATGAATCGTGGTTGTCCTGCGAAACATGCTGCTATTCTCATTCAGGTTTCCTATAAACAGCAAGACGATCATCTGATCTATCTTTTACATGGGTTACATCATACATATCAAATCTTCCATCTGCACAATAAGCATCCCAAAACTGTGGATACACATCTTCAATCACATAGACTGCACCAGGATTTAACTTTGGTTCTAGTATCTCAAATGTTCTGATAGAATCTGGCATCTGATGTGAGCAATCCTCTGTCACAAAATCTAACATAGGAAGTTTATCAGCAAGAGTAGGATCACGTTGATCTGACTCAAAGATAGTCATATTAGACCAGTTTTTTGTATCAATTCGTAGTAAAGATACATCCCAATCCACCCCATAGATATTGGAATCAGGGAAAAGTTCAGAAAGAATTTGCATCCCTCCACCCCATGACATACCAACCTCTAACATATTACACTTCTTACCTATAAACTTATCCAATAGAAATGGATATACTTCTTCATAGGCATGATAGGATGCTTTATCAGTCAACTCAAGCTTAGTGACCTCAATCATCTTATCCTTAATCTTTTGTTGAACATCATCCATAGGATCGTTCAAGTCTCTAGTAAAAACGTTTGCCATTAAATTCCTCTATTGTAGATGTGCAACATAGTCACTGCAGATTGCATAACAATTAACTGCTCTCAAATCATTTAGATTACTTATTTTTGTATTCCATTCTGGCATAACCATTATGGATTTTGGAGTATAAGGTTTACCTGGAAATGTCCAGATATACTTATTACTGGTTAGAGTATGGTCATCTTGATCGTGCCAAAAATACTGATACCCTGCATGTTCATACTTGGTAAACTCATGTAGAGTTGTGATGTCTTTACAATGTATCCATAGAAGTTCAGAACGGTTTGCCATCCACTTCCAACTTACTTTGTATTGAGGTTCATCGTGACCCAACCAAAAGACAGTGGTTAAAGAATCATACCGTACATCAATCTCTGCATCATACCCTTCCGATAAACATTTGTCAATGTAATCAGGATTGTTTTCTTGTTTAGCATCAGGTCCATGCGTGTTTCCCCGATGGGCAATTAGTTTCATCCTTTATAATGTTCCAAGAAATAAGATAGATCTTCGGGAGTTCCGATACCCCACATTCTTTCAATCTCTTTAATCCTTACCTTCTTACCATCAGCAATCGCTTCATTAAATACTGGACAAATATAAAACTCACCATTGGTTCTAATATCCTTTTCAATCATCTGCTCTGTATACTTAACATAGTCAGAACCTTTCTTCCAATAATATACACCTACTGTTGCATCCTCACTGATTGGTTTCTTCTCTGCTACTTCTGATACAAATCCGTCAGCACCAACTTTAGCATAAGACCATTTAGGGTGAGTTGCCTTAAAGGTTAATATACCCCCATCAATACCATCAGCATTAAAAGCGTAAAGACACTCATTACTATTCCACTCCATAAACTGATCGGAGTTTGCAAGAAGAAGAGGATCATCATTATTAATAAATTCTTTCGCTAACATCGTAGTGCAAGCAGATCCTTCTGTCAATTCATCAACTTGAACAATGTTACAATTAGGTGCAATCAAAGTGAGAAGATATTGTAGACTATACTTTTCATAATGCTCTTTACGAACAACAAAAGTAAAGTTTGCTTCAATATTCAGGTTCTCTAGCACCACTTGTATCATTGGCTTGCCATTTACCTCGATTAAAGGCTTCGGAAAACTATATCCAACTTGTGCGAAACGACTGCCAGCACCTGCCATAGGAATTAAAACATTCATTTTTTCTGATTTCCAAGGGATGTGTGTTACTTTTTTAGTTTCAAAGATCTCAAAGACCTTATCAATCTTACTTTGTGTAAGATCAGGTCTGTCTTCAATAGCAATTAGATGAGATCCACTATCTAATGCACCCTGTCTACCAATGTGACTGTCCTCAAAGATAACAGTATCTTTTGGAAGAGCATTACATGCTATCATGCAACGCCAATACATTTCAGGGAATGGCTTACTTCTGAATACATCTTCATTACTTAAGTGGTAATGAACAAACTCTAGTAATCCTAAACGAAGTAGAACAAGTTTAACAGTATTACGCACACTGTTACTTGCAACTGCAATACTATATCCTTTCTCTTTGAGTTGCTGGAAGTAATGCATCAACTCATAGTCTGGTTTTAATTCAGAGAATATATCCAGAGTTGCTGTTTGCTTATCCTGCCAGATAGTATCATACTCAACTACAGGTAAACCTTTCTTCTCTGTAAGGAGTTCTAGTTTTCGTGTAGTGGGAAGACCATCAAAAACACTTAAGTGTTCTTCTCTTGTTATTACATACTTCTCATCTACCTTTGCAAGAGCACGGTTAAGGGCATCATAATGCATGTCCCTACTATCAATAAGAACACCATCTAGATCAAATATAACAAGTTTGTTCATGGTTTTACAACGTAAGCAGAAGGTGCAACAAAGTTAAGAGATTCAATGTTAATATCTTTATCAGCAAAGAATCTATCAACACCAACAGATTCAGACCAGTTATGGAAAGCATACTCATCAAAGACAACTATACCACCACTACTAACCCTATCCCACAATGCTACAAGAGTATCATAAGTAGGGGCATCTAAATCCAAATCCAGATACAATAGTGAAATCTTTGCACCAGGTCTTTGTGATACAAATTCTACCACAGTTTTCGATATATCACCACCTATAAGTTCATATTCATGATCCTCAAAACCAGACTTACGGATAGTATAGTCTAGTTCAGTTTGGAAGGAGGACTCGTGTTGGAAGTTTCTACCCTCAAATAGAGTGGTCATTGCTTCTTTATCCTGCTCAGATAAACTAGAAGTCAACTTTTCTGAATCAAAGAAATCAAATCCTATAACTTTCTTTCCCGTATTAGGACAAAAATATCTCTTCAACTTTAAGAAAGTAAAGAGACCTGTTCCTTTAAATACACCACACTCAACAATATCACCTGGTATATCTTTTACCTTATCAAATAATTGAGTACGTGCTAATAGTTTTCCAAACACCTTCAAGTCTGAACTTAACATAAAGGAGTTAAAACCATCATAAAAACTTTGGTCAAGAGCAGTGACCAATTCCAAATCTTTTAAATCCATTACTTTTCAAATACTAATGTAACAACTTTATAGGGTTTACTGTAGAAGGTATCATCATCTACTGTGTAATCAAAAGGAGAAGTTAGTTTCAAACCAGACTTCTCAATCATTTTAATGAATGTTTCTGCATTAGAGAACTCACCATGATCTTCATCACCAGCATCAGATGAAATAATAAATCTCCCACCTGGCTTTAAAATCCTATGAACCAACTTTCCAATTTTAAGCAATCCATAGTTACCAATCTCTTCATCATGTGTAATATCAAATAAATGAACTGCACATATATCAAATACAACATCTATACTTTCTTCTTCTAATGTTGGCAACCATGTAAAAGCATCTGCTACTAACATCTCACATGCAGATGGTGGGGGTGGATAATCTGGATTAATATAGTCCATTGCAATTGCTTCATTACCCCAGTCTGCAACTACATGAGGGACACATCCATTGTTAGTTCCTAGATCAATTACTTTCTTACCACTCTCTCCTATACCAAAGTTACGCAATGCAAATACCCACTTGAGTAATGCTTCACCTCTGTTCCAATGATTACCTAAACTTGTCTTATGAGGATACTTCTGTATCCAACCATTCTCATCTCTAATTCTCATTGCTTCTGGCAGATCAGAATTACGAATGAAGCGATTACAATTTTTCATAGATTCAATTCACTGATGGTATTTAGAATTATCTTTTGCAAGATGAACTATTTTTGGAGAAAAGTTACAATGCTCTTCAAATACTTCAGGAAATGCATACGAAGGACCAAAGGTATGAACATCTTGTGTTCTTTCTAAAAAGTATCTATTGATCTGTGTTTCATCGTGCCACACAGCAACGATATCATTTTCCAAATCACGATTAACTCTTGCCTCCAACTCATCTATCATAGCACATACTTCAGGAACTTTACCACCCCACAGACATCCTTGCCAATAAACAGGAGGAAGTGATTTAGAAACATCTACATATGCTTCACACTTTGGATTCTGTTCATATGCACCTGGTGCTTTAGTATGTGGATCCATACCAAGGTAATGACATGGATGATGAACACCAAACAAAGGTTTATCTGTAAGGAACTCTTCTTCAGTAATAGTAGTTACAGGTATAGCATCAGCATCTATAAAGACTAACCAATCACACTCATCAATAACATCTCTTGCCTTATTAATAATCTCAAATCTTTTAAGAGTAATGAATGGCCAATCTAAATGCTCTTGAGGATATACTTTAAGATTGTCTGGTGTATCGTTTAACTCACCATCAGTGAATGCAAGTATAACCTTTTCAGTATTAGGTAAGAAATACTTTTCAATATTCTCATAATACTTGGGTAAGTAATCAAGATACCTATTAGTTCCTATAAAAGTAATAGCAACTTTCATTATAATACTCTCCATGATTTAGGAACAATATCACTCGTATCCATCTGCTCATTATTAGATCCAGCAAACCATCCAGAAGGTGCTATTACCTGTTCACTATCTGATAACCATGCACCCCACCAAGAGAATGAACTGTTAGCAATGATATGACCCTTACATAAAGTCATCAAACACATGTCAACATAAGTACTATTCTTTTCCGCAACCAAGAATCTATCTGAAGCAAACAACTCCTGCTCATTACACCACTCTGGATCATCAGAGAAAACAACAATAGTAGATCTCTTATCAAATTGCTTCAATGCTTTCTCATAATATTCTAATCCTAATGCACTGTGATTAGGATTGCTGATATAATCTGTCCTACGGATATGTAATGATACTGGTTCCTGTATCTCTGCCATCATCTCTTTACAAGGAATTAATATATCCTCCTTAAACTCAAAGTCTCCTCTTAACTCATCACGTATATGCTTAAAGTATTTTTCTGTCTGAAAGAATCCTTGTATAGTTACCCAGTCAGGACAGTTATTAAATAGATCTTCATTGAATGTAAAACTTCCCTCCTGAACCACAGGTCTATCTTGATCTATAAACTGTAAGTTAAGTTGATTAGTATTACTTAACTTAAATGGTTGTAGTAATTGATGTTGTGCTACACCAGTTCCTACAGCATTATAATATTGATGATGATCTTTCCATTCTCCTTGCATCTGCGACGGAGGAATACAGTACTCATATCCCCTATTTCGAGCAATACCTTTGAGTGCTGCAAATTGGAACATCTGATTTCCCAATCTCCCAAGATGTCCCAGTGCATTAAAACCTATCATTACACAAAATCTTTTTTACTATTATACAAAAAAAGAGGGGTTTATGCAACCCCTCCTTAATAAGATATGTCTTCAGATTTAGAAATCTAGATGACGATCATCTTCTCCTGTCTCCTCATTGTAATGATTAGGCATTGCATTTCTTAATGAAGGCACACTAGTCATCCAATCGATTAGCTTATCTACTCTTTCTCCATCACCGCCACCAGATGCTCTTGCATCACATTTAGCAGCAATTTCTTTAACTGCTTTTTCTAATGCTTGCAATCTTGCTTCTACTTCTACATCATACTTTGACATAGATGCTCCACTTGATGACTTACTTGCTGTTCCCTTTGCCATGATCTTAATTTAAAATTCGTATTTTTATTTATTTATTTAGAATTGTTTAGGATGAGTTACTACATCCCCATGTATCTCACCAATATCATCAATATGTGCATGATCTATATCGACATGCAGACCCTTTTCATAGAAGTCTGCAATTCTTTCTAGAGCATTAGCAATGCGAGTCAATTCATCACTCATAATAATCACCTTTAGTATAAGCAGGAACACCAGAAGGATCTAACCATTTGGTGTATTCAAAGTCTTCCATAGCTTGAGTCAACTGCATACCATTATCACATAGATACATATCCTTCCATCTAGGAGAATAACTATCCATCTTTTGGATACGGAAATCTGGTTTACCGTTTTCTAGAGTGCCGTTCTCAACATAACGATAAGGAAATCTTTCAAGAAGAACATCCATTAATTCAAATCCTCTGCTATAACTTCCATTAGTATATCATAATCTTCTAACGGTTCGCCTGTAAACTGTATCATTTCCTCTCTTTCGTAATATTTCTTAACCTTTTTAAACAACTTTGGTTTCTTTACATCCAGATAAATCTCCTTGTTTGCAGCAGCTCGAAGAGTGCTTATGTCTTTCTTAAACTTTGTGGTAAGCGTCATTGCTTTGAATGGTGGACGTTTATATTATAAGGGTTTTGAAGAAGGAAGTCAAGTTTCTGCACTTCCTCCTGTAGTATGAAGTTTAACGTATTCGTCAGAAGGAGTCAAGACAGCACTCACCTTTCCATCAGTGACTGCAATCTTTTCTCCATTCTCTACTCTCCTGATTATACCATCAGGATCTTTTGCATACTCTTCAATTGTAATAGTTTTCATTCTTTAATGCTCTCCGCATAATCAATGTCAAACTGTTTTAATCCAGCATCAGTTAAGATGTGCTTAAACATACCAGAGAAAACATTTGGTGGCATCGTAACAATGTCAGCACCATACTCAAATGCTCTAGCAGCATCCCGCACACCTCTAAGAGAAGCAGCAAGAACTTTAGTTTCTATTCCATGAACCTTATAAACATTTGCAATATCTTTAACAAGGCACAGTCCACCAAATGAATTATCATCCACTCTACCTACGAATGGTGATACATATGCGGCACCTGCTTTTGCAGCAAGGATTGCTTGTGCTTGAGAAAATATCAAGGTCACATTAACTTTAATATTACTTTCTGCTAATTCTTTACATGCAAGAAGTCCATCAACTGTGCAAGGAACTTTGATTGTAGCAACCTTACCAAACTTCTTATGAAGTCTCTTACCTTCAGAGATCATATTCTCTGCATTACCAATCACTTCCATACTGATATCAGTTAATCCAATATCTTTAAACTGCTGGTATACATCCTCATGATTCTTACCGCTTTTTCTAATAAGAGTAGGGTTTGTTGTTAACCCATCAATCAAACCACTTTTGAAGTGTTTACGAACGACATCTGTTTCGGCAGTGTCAAGAAAAATTTTCATTTTTGTAATTTAGGTAATTTATTTATTCACCCTTGCCATATCATATCAGGCATTGGTGCGTTAGGAGTTGATCTCAACATGATCATTAATAAAAAGTAACATACAAACCAAGAGAAATTAAGAATCAGATTCTGTCTCCACAAAAACTTTCTTACTCTCGCAGCAGTCTCTACTTTTTTAACTGCTTTAGGGTCATACTCATTGCCCGTTACTCTTAAAATTTGCTCTATGATAATAGAAACAATAAGACCAATGACAAAAGGTAAGAACCAGAAGTCTAAAAAGTTTGATAAGAAAAATAGAAATTCTTTCATAGTCCTAATTTTATCTTGGATGGTTCCACAATCTCAATCTCAAAAGGTTTTTCAAGAAGTGTTTTAATATTCATATATGCATAAGCAGTGAATACTTGTGGCACTATGAATGCCATCATTGCTACTGTCCAAAAGACGTAGTAATAGTTTTCTTTTCGTTGGGTTCTCATCGGTTTGTAAGTGCAGGGACATCTCCATCATCATCCTCGTCATCCCAAGGATCTTCCAATTCAGATTTTAACTCCTCTATTCTCTGTTGTAAAGCTTTATAGTCTTCAAGATCGCACTCTGTTTTCTTTTCAAAATTTACACCTAACAATTCAGTTCCAGGAGTTACATCCTTCATTTCTGGATGCACAGGTTTCCTTACTTCTGTAGTCCACTCTCCTGATATGCGACCAGAATTAAAATCCCTCACTGACTTAGATCTAAATCCAGAGAGAACAGTGCGAACTGCCCAAACTAAAAGTAAAAACCAAGTTGCTGTAAAAATAATGTCAGTTAGAGGATTCATCTATTAAGTAATTTCTTGATTGGTACTTGTCTTACTTTATCTATAACATCATGTTCAACTCTATCAGCAATCTTGTCTAATATATTAACATCAATATGCATGAAGGGTGGAATAATTCCCAATATTCTAAGTAATCCATCAACAAACAATGCTAGGGTAGTGAATCCTAGAATCATACTAATAATAGTTGCTTCTCTATTGTGTTTTGCCATTGATGCTTCATCAATAGCTCTTGCCTCATCTACAGCAGCACGAATAAGTAAATCAACTTCTTCCTTAGTATAGCAGAGATGAGGAAGAATCTTTTTGATTGCTTCTTCAGTCATTAGTAACTGTTATCATATTTCTTATTATAATATAGGTGTCAAGTCATCTCTCGAATGTGTGTTGATGGGCGTTCCCCCATTTTTGCTCTACGATCTCTGTCCAATTGATATAATTTTTGCATCATCTCTTGTTTCTTTTCAATGTCTTCAATTTTTTTATGGACTTCTCTGAGATCAGATTCAATAGATCTGTCTGTCATTTAAGTTTTAAAATGCTTCTACTTAATCTCCCTGCCTAAAAACATACACGGCAAGTTGTGGATTTAAGTATTATTATTTATTTAATTTCAAAGTCTAACTTACGAACTTTACGCTTTCTCCTCTTTTCTTGCCATTGAAGATCATTAGAAGATAGACCTTCGATTTCCTTCTTATCTAGTTGGGTTATCACTACCCTTTTTAAATCTGTTGCAGATACAGCATCATCAGTAATAGTCATCATGTTCGGACAACCGCACACCTGTGTCTTGCTACTACTAGTGAGTTCTGTATTACACTCTTTACATCTTACACTTAACATTGTTCTTTATCTAAACGTCCATAATTATCTTCGTATCTTTCTATATCATCTTCTCCTAGATAAGATCCACTTGATACTTCAATTATCCTTAATGGAACTTTGCCTGGATTAGATAATCTATGAACTGCTCCTAATGGTATATAGGTGCTTTGGTTCTCATATATTAAGGTTTCTTTACCATCCACTTCTACCTTGGCAGTTCCCTCTACTACAACCCAATGCTCTGCTCTATGATAATGCTTCTGCAGAGAAAGACTTGCACCAGCATCTACATGAATACTTTTAACTTTATATCTATTGCCTTGGTCAGTAACAATATAATGTCCCCAAGGTCTTTCTTCCTTTTCCATTTTTAATCTCCAAACAAATGATGCTTTGAAGTGCCAGCATTATCGTTTGATATATTCCCTATGCCAGTTTCTTCAGTTTCTTCTAATTTATATTCCCAATCTTCTATGACTGTATTAGAAAGCATCCTATCAGACAGAAGATCCATTTCTTCTCGTGCTATCTCTTCAGTCTCTGCATCAAACCAAAAATCAATTACCTTACCAATCCTCAACAAATGTGGTGTGAGATTAGGGGCAATTCTATTGACATTATTCATCACTGCATTACCAGCAGCATCTGATACAGATCCTCTTAACCTAACGAAAACTAATGCTTTAAATCTCATATCATTAAAAATGTTTGGGTGGGAGGTTGGATTAATGTATACCAACAAGTAAGGGGCATTGCTACATTAGTAGATTTTTACCTCACTGTCCAAGACCCGACTGGTAAATCGATTCACGTTTTCAACGTGCAGCACCACCTGTGTCTCGTCACCTTAACTAGCCTTATGCCAGCAAGTTTGATTCAGTCACTCCCATGTTGGGTTCGTCAACTCAACAAATATAATATACCACCTCTGTCAACCCTTGTCAACCCCCTTCTTCTAGGTCTTCTTCTAGGGATACAATCTCCAATTCCTCTACGTCATCCAAATCAATCCATTCACCAAACTCCTCATACAATGCTATCTTCTCTCCACATAAAGGTGCTTCTTCAATCTTATCAATTGCCCATTCTCTTACATGTGCAATAATATCTTCAGTTGTCTTCGGTTCCATAGTAATCTTTTCTGAAGTATCTTGAGAGGATGTTACTATTATAGAACTTTGGTGTTCCGTCGTCAAGTTGCTCTGTAAGAACTCCGTGTGCAAAGAGTTGTCTGGTTTCCTCGAAGTTTGTTTTGCCTTTTGTATGATGTAATGATAAGATAGTTCGACTAAAATTTTCTCTACCAATCTTTCCAATTTCTTCTTTAAGTTCTGGACAAGACCCATAGTACTTCTTCCAATCGGATTCGGATTTGACTTTCCGTTTCTTTCCTTTTGGGGTTCTAAATTGCCAGAAGTATTTACGTCCAATATACTCTCTTCCGTTTTTATTATTTAGGATACTATATACAAACCCAAAATAATCTCCTATATTAGATGATTCAAATACTTTTTTATTATATCTCCAAGGATTCTCATACTTAATAGTCATACTCGTCAAGGACATCCAATGCATTATTTAGAATGCGTTGGGCAGCACCTCTTTGACGAGCATCCCATTCAGGATACCAACTCTTATTAGCAAGACCATTCTTCATATGATCAAGTCTAGCAGTCATATCTATCTTTTTAAGTCTACCGTTCATGTATTCAGGATGCGATGGGAAAGGAGGAGTTGGTCTCATCTTCTTTCAACTATTTAATCACAGACTACAATTTAAATCCACTAAATGTGTCCTTTTTAACATCTTGTTTGATTCCCCCCACAACATATGACTCAACTTCTGTCTCTTGTGGTGCTACTTGAAGTCCTTTAGAACTAATCCAATGCTCTGTCCAAGGTAATGGATTGTTCTTTGCAGGTATATCATACTGTGGTTTCAATCCAATAGATCTTAATCTACGATTTGCAACCCACTCAACATACTGCTGAAGTAACTTATCATTCAAACCAATCATAGATCCATCTTTAAACAGATAATCTGCCCATGCCTTCTCTTCATTTACACAGTTATCAAACATCTTATATGTCCACTCCTCTTCCTCTTTCATTATCTCAACCATCTCTGGATCATCACCCTTTCTCCAGTTGTTTAATATATTCTGCGTAATGGCAAGGTGTTGGTTCTCATCACGAGCAATAAGGGAGATAATCTTGGCTGATCCTTCCATGAGTTTGAGCTCACCAAATGCAAAGGAGCAAGCGAAAGAGACATAAAAGCGAATACCTTCAAGGATGTTAACATTGGCAACTGCACGATAAAGTTTACGTTTCACCTCTTTCATTTCTAAAACAGGTAAGGATGTATTCAATGAAGAGTCCATATCTCTCCACAAACTACTCTGACCCCACTGCTGTGCTTCATTGATGAAGTCATCATAAGAACCTGTAACGGTTGCTGCACGTTCTAGTATACGTGGATCATTTATTATAGTATCAAATACTTCAGAAGGATCTGAATACACATTCTTAATTACATAGGTGTATGATCTACTATGAATCATTTCCATAAAAGACCAACACTCCATACATGCCTCTAACTCAGGTAGAGAACAGTATGGTAAGAATGCCATACCAGGTGCTCTACCCTGCACAGAGTCAAGCATGATCTGATACTTAAGATTAGAAGTGTAGATATGCTTCTGTTCTGCTCTTAAAGTTTGATAGTCACCTCTATCTTTCTGTAAAGATACCTCTTCAGGTCTCCAAAAATAACCTAACTGCTGTTTTGTTAAGTTTTCAAATGATGGATACTTAAAGTTATCATAACGTTGAACACCAAGAGGTTTGCCAAAGAACATTGGTTGCTTCTTGGTGTTTACATCTTCAGTATTAAAGACTGTCATACCTTGTAGATTAGATGGCACAGGATTCACACTCCTCTTCACTACTATTTTGCAACTCATCAAGTAAATTGTCAAGTTTTGTTTTGTCTTCAGTATTATAATCCTCTACTTCATCACTCTTCATATCATTTGTATTCTGATAATATGATGTCTTCCAACCATACTTATATGTTGTTAGAAAATCATTTGCCATAACCGTTGTTGGCACTTCATTGTCATCATAATGAAGTGGATTATATGACCAGTTACCTGAAATTGCTTGGTCAAAGAACTTCTGCATCACTGCAACAACATTAATATAACCTTCATTACTAGGCATATCCCATAGCAATGTATAGTTATTCTTTAGAGACCCATAAGACGGAACAATCTGCTTAAGTGGTCCTTTCTTTGATTTCTTAACGGACAAGTAGTCTCTAGGAGGTTCGATTCCATTGGTAGCGTTTGACACAACGGAACTGCTCTCCGATGGCATTTGTGCTGACAATGTTGAGTGCCGTAACCCATGCTCATTGATAGATGCTCTAAGAGATTCCCAGTCATGTGCTAATGGTTGTGAACAAAGTTCATCTACGTCTTTCTTATATGTATCTATAGGAAGGATTCCATCTGCATACTTGGTACGTCCAAAGTTTTCACAATGACCTTTCTCCTCTGCAATCTTATTTGATGCCTTTAGAAGATAATATTGGAAAGATTCTGACAATCCATGAACTGCATCCCATGCCTCTTGAGAATCATATTTAAACCCAAGTTTAGCAAGATAATGTGCAAGACCAATGAAACCTACTCCAAGGGATCTACGTGCTTTTGTAGCACGTTCTGCAGCAGCTACAGGATATCTTTGATAGTCTATTAATTCTTCTAGTCCTCTGACTGATAAATCACAAAGTTCTTCTAACTCATCATCTGATCTTACCTTACCAACATTAATTGCAGAGAGAATGCATAGAGCAATTTCTCCTGTATAATCATCAATATGTTGAATAGGGTATGTAGGTAAAGTAATCTCCTGACATAAGTTACTCATCTCAATCTTATCTTTAAATGATGAGTGACTATTACAATGATCTATATTCATAATATAGATACGTCCAGTCTCTGCCCTCTCCTTTAATAAGTCGAGGATAAGTTCTTGGGCTCCAATAGTGGTTTTTGGGATGGATTCATCTGATTCGTAACTGCAATATAAGTCATCAAACTTATCGGTCCCAAAACTCTCATACAAGTTAGGACAATCATGAGGGGAAAATAGCGTGATTTCCTTATTCTGGATAAAACGTTCATAGAATAATTTACTTAACTGGATGGAGTAGTCGAGTTTTCTGACTCGGTTGTCTTCTGTTCCTTTGTTGTTTTTGAGGACGAGGATGTCTTTGATTTCTTGATGCCAGATAGGAAAGTGGACAGTAGCTGATCCTCCTCTAATACCGTTTTGCGTACAGCATCTGACAGTTGACTCAAATTTTTTAAGGAAGGGGACCACACCTGTGTGCTGAACTTCTCCACCCCTGATTTTAGAATTGATTCCCCTGATTCTACCTGCGTTAATACCGATACCAGCCCTCTGTGCGACATATTTGCCAATAGCCATGTCACTGCTAAAGATACTATCGAGGGTGTCATCAATATCAACCAGAACACAAGATGCAAATTGACGAATGGGTGTTCTGACTCCTGCCATAATTGGCGTTGGGATGTTGATTTTGTGCTTGCTGATTGCGTCGTAGTATCGTTTGACATAACTTAACCTCTTTTCTTTAGGATATTCTGCGAAGATCGTCAATGCGATCATCATATACATGAACTGTGGTGTTTCATATACTCCACCACCACTTCTGTCTTGTACCAAGTATTTATCTACGACCTGACGTAAACCAGCATATGTAAACAAAAAATCTCTAGTATGATCAATATATCCATTTGCCTTGTCAATTTCTTCCTTGGAATACTTGTCATAAAGTCCAGCATCATATACCTCTTGGTTTACACACTTATAGATATGCTCCTCTAAGTGGGGCATCTCTCTCATTTTACCATATAAACTCTTTCTTAGTGCAAAAAGTAACAATCTTGCTGCAACAAATTGATAATTAGGATGTTCTAAATCGATAAGATCACTAGCAGACTTGATAAGTATTTCCTGAATTTCTTCTGTAGTAATACCATCATAGAACTGAATACCAGATTGTATCTCTACCTGACTTGCAGAGACACCTGCAAGACCCTTTGTAGCCTCTTCACACATTACATGAATCTTCTCTAGGTCTAAGGGTTCTACACCTCTTCCATTGCGTTTGTTAACTTTGATGCCGTTGCTCATATTCGTTTCCAAGTAGTAAATTTAAGAGTAGCTTCTAGTCCTTTATATATGTTTGATTCTACTATTGATTGGACATCATGTCCAGCTAGAACCATATCATTTATGTCCTTTTCCTTTATTTGATTTGGCCAGATGACGACAGACTCACCTCTGGCAATTGTGCTGGAGATTCTTGCCGTAATTTCTTTAGACCTTGGTTCGTTATCATATACCCAAACAGGAGTGCTAACACCCCACTTCCCAACATCACCGTCTGCACCGCACATAGCAATCGAATTGCGTAGGAACGTGCTATCAATTGGTCCTTCTGTAACGAAGACTGGAGCATCTCTTCTGATGTTATCCAGTCCGTAGATTTTTGGGGCATCATCATTAATCATTACCGTAATGTATTTAACCTTGCTCGGACCTAGAGATCTACCCTGAAAACCGACCAAAGTGTTCGTATAGAACAAAGGTATAATAATCCTTGGTTCATCATATGTCAAATCATCAAACGTATGTTTATGAGAATTTGACCATGCCTTAAACTTATCAGTATAGTAAAATTTATTAGGATCTAACTTTCTCTTTTCTAGATACCTTTTGGCAATAGGATTTTCAGATGCCTTTGGTAAATCTAGTTTAGGTTTAAACTTGGGTGCTTCAAAATTAAACTTTGGTTCTTCAACTACAGTCCCTCTACCAGTTTTACCATCTTTAAATCTTTCAAATACATATTGCTTATGTAAAGTAGAATCTAATTTCTTTATAAAATTACTCAAGGTCATAGAAGCACCACAATTGTGACACCTAAAATTTATATCTGCCTTTACAGCATACAGATACCCTCTTGTTTTACTCTTATTCTTTTGAGAGTCACCACAAATAGGACAACGAAAGTTGTATAGATTTGGTTTTACCCTTTTAAATTTCTGTAATCTTGAAGATACCAGTCCAATATATTTGGAATCAACCAAATTCATTATAAGGATTCTATTATTTCTGTATTATACTAGCAGGTGGTTGTGATGTCAATGCTGCTCCAACAACCCTCTGACCTATTGGTGATACTATGAAACTTATTATACTCAAAGCACCAAAAATACTCCACATCTTCTTCTCCATCATGCGAAGACGATTATCTACCAGTCGAATATCTCTCTCACATCCTGCTTTAATCTCCGAACTTTGACGGTTAACTTCTCTATGAAGCGATTCAATTTTCTCGAATAATACCGCATCGATTCTATCCTGTTTTTCTAATTTCTCATCATGGACGGCAAGCATCTGCCCCATCTTGATGGAGTTATCACTAAGAGTATCTATTACTCTCTCTAATCTTTCTAGTAATGGGGTATTACTCTCCATCTTTTTTAGTTAACCAGTTCCTTCTAGAACCATGTCCTCCATATATGTATTTATTTCTCTTTCTTTTTATACCTATCATTGTATCATAACCTGCAGTTGGTCCTGCTGCATCTGCTTTATTACTAAATCCTGGCTTACCAGCAACACTATTTGTTGCCATTTGTTCTCTTATTAGATTTACGATTCGATTTAGTTTCTTCTTTTCCATTGTAAATCTTATAAAGTTCGGATAGACAATACAAATCAACTTTAACATCATGAATATAACACTTTGGATACTCAGGCAATTTACCTAAGAACATTACAAAAGTTTTCATTGACGACCAAAGATCCTTTTCTATTTTAAAAAATAGCATAGGAGTAGTTGCTTCGCCAAATATATTATAAAGGATAATGAAATGATTTAAAAGAAGATGAGTCTTCAATTGACCAGAGTTTTTATATCGTTTCAATAATCTCTTTATGTATTTAAAGTGATTAAGATCTTTATCAAAATCCTCTTTCGTTACCGCTTGAGGATTCTCATAGTTCTTAATAGCAAAAAGGAGGAAGTTATCCTCCGTCAATTCAGTAAATATCATATTAAGTTTTCAGTTAAATTTATTTATCCTTATGCAGAAGGATCAGAATCATAAACAGGTAAGTTACCAGTACTAATTCCTGACATGGCGACAAGAATTTCTTTCTTGACTCTTAACTGGGGAGGATTCTGTGACTCATCCATGTAAGTTTGAACACCAACCCATCCAGCACCTGTTTCATACTGTGTTCCTGCAGCGTTATCTACTCCACCAGCAGCAACACCATAAGTATACTTATCAACACCAGCAGCACCAACGAAACGAATTGCTCCTGGACTTGCGTGAGTATCAAGAGTGGTATAGACAGGACACTGTGTCACAGAGAATACAGTACCGCCACCACCAATAGCATTACCAGTTAAACCTTCAGTTGAAGCTATTGTTATTGCAGTATTGCTTGTAATTGTTTCAATTACAGCGTCACCAAAATAAGTTCCAGTGAATTTATCACCAAATCTAATAACATCCCCTTCGGCAAAATTTGTGAAAGTAGTTCCACTACCTGTAACGCCTCGTGTAGCATAGTTAAGAGTTACTTTTCCACTTGATGCTACAAGTATGTTATCCTTATTTCCCCAGAGTGCCATGTTCTTTACTTCCGTAGAATTCTTTTGCTAATGAATATTTATAACCTCGCTATCTTACACTACTCCTAATCTCATGGACTTTCTTATCTTCGCAACAAGTGCGTCATCTATATCATTATCAGTTGATTTTGCATACTCCTCCATCATCTGAACAGCAAACTCTTTCATTTGCTTCTTGAATACCTTACGCACTAACATAAGAAGCAAAGGTTTTAGTAATAAGAATAGTAAACTCATCTTGCACCTACACGGGGTTTGTTATCAGGGACTTCATGGGGATCCATCTCTCCTTTTGGTAAGTAAGCCAATTCACGCATAGCCCTAACTGAGGGATCACTTGTAACAGAAGTGGGCAGTCGTCCAAGAGCGACATTATCAAAGTTAAGTGAGTGCCTGTCAAATGTAGATAATTCATATTCTTCTGTCATACTTAGACAGTTGGTTGGACAGTATTCTACACAATTACCACAGAATATGCAAGCCCCAAAGTCTATCGAATAATTTCTAAGTTCCTTTTTCTTTGTCTGTTTGTTCATCACCCAGTCTACTACTGGGAGATTGATAGGGCATACTCTGACACATACCTCACAAGCAATACATTTATCAAACTCGTAATGAATACGGCCTCTATAACGCTCAGAAGGGATAAGTTTTTCATAAGGATACTGTATGGTTACAGGTCTTCTTCTCATATGGTCAAAGGTAACAGACATACCTTGAAGCATATACTTCGCAGCATCAACCGTATCTTTTAAATATGAGAGAACCTTATTCATGACATTGGATGGAATAAAAGATCTGGGAAGAAGTAATTAAATTCTATAAGAATTATTGCTGTAATAGTCAACCATATAGTTGCTACTACTGGAGCAGATCTAAACCATTTAGTCCGAAAGATTTTAAATAGATTTTTCAT